AAGTCTCCTTTAATCTCTATCCCACAATTGACACGCACTGATGTGCGGTAATCGATGGTAATTTCTTCGTTTTCCTGAATGTCTCGCAAAGCTACAGCCCAAATATCACCATTCGGCTGCTTATGGCTTGTCGCGTTTGGCATAGGAGAGTGGTTAATATATCGTCCAGCGGGTGTTCTGTGATCATCTAAACGGCCAGGACAAAAAGGCTGGCCTTCAGCGATTTTTCTTACTGCAAACATGCCTATACCGTGAATTTGAGAATTTCTTAGCTCAACACTATACCCGGATGGCATATCAATCAAATCTGAATCGCTAGCAACAATTCTGTTCATTTCTTCTTGACTAAGGCCAATTTGCAACATAAACAAATCAAAGTCTTTTCTGCACTCTTCAATCTTGCGAATAGCTCGATCATCACCAAGCTCACAGCTTGATAGTTCGTACAATCGCGACTCAATATTTTTTATGTCTCTACAATTGTCCAAGTTTTCGTAAACATCTGTCCATACGACCTCTTCATCAAGAACCCTGCCGACACGCTTACATCCAGCCTTTGCGATGAAAGAAATTGGCGCAGTCAGAACTTTCATCCCGTCGTTGGTATTTACTTCAATAACACCTTTTTCCAACCTTACAGTGTAGTCAGTCAAATGAACCGCACCTGTTAGAACGGTCCATTCTGGAATGGTGATTGTTCTTTCATATATGCCAGGCTTAAACGAATGAACGGTTTTTATGTCAGCCTGTGGCATGCGCAACAATTCACGCTCAAGACGGTATATTTTCCCCGTCATAATCGCGTTAGAAATGCTGTTTCCGTAATTTTTAACAGGCGTCATGTCAGTCCGGTATAAATTTCATCGTCGGTAAAATTGAGTATGTGGCGTCCATATTCTACTATTTTATGACCCAATGCCATTAGCAATTAACGCCGTTCTTATATTGTTTGCTAGTGTAATAACTGTTGCCAAATCCGTTGACGCTGCACCAAGCGCAACAGCCGTCTGAGCAGAGCTACCATTGCATCCGAATGCACCCGTAACAGTAAAGGTTCCTGCAGCAAGAGCACCAGCCGCGTTGATTCGTAATTTTTCTGTCGCGCCGCGAATCCAAACAATATCACCAGCCTGATTAGTGACCTCGCGTATGTTCCCATTCATAGTGTCTGTTCCAACGTACAGACCATCAGACGCCCGAGCAATTTTAAGCATTCCTGCCGTGCCAGTCACGCCACTTTGAACAAGCCCCGATGCTGATAAGGTCAATGTTGAAAAAGACTGTGATGTCGAACCGGCAACAAGCGCATAAGAACTTGCAGCGGTATACGCAGCAGTACCAAGAGTACCTTGGGAACTAATAAATAACGCGTTTTCCCCAATGTGCGGCATTAGCTAATCTCTCGACCAGACGAACGAATTGCAATAGAAGTAGCAGCACCAGCAATCGCGCTGATGAAGTCGCCAGCATTGAGAACATGCCCCACAATCTCAGGGAATGTGTAAGTCTCGCCAGCGCCAATCGATTTCAGCTTGACCACCAAATTCTGATTGCCAGCAGTATCGGCTACAGTGACAAGATTGATCGACAGCGTTATAGCACCAGCGCTGTAGTTGGTCGCCGTGAATTTGTCGATAATTGTTCGCACGTTCGTCGCCGTGTATTGCGTTGTCTGCGAGTTCTCGGCAATCTTTGACGCAATGAGTGTTTTGGCTGTAACGGTCATAGCATAGTTCCTTGTTTCAGTTCATCAATTTGAGCCATAAGCACGGCTATTTGTTCAGCCATATCGCGTACCTGAGTCTGTAAAAATTCGACGTTCTCGAAAGCCTGTTGTAATGGCGCTTGCCCAATCTCATCAAAAGCCATTCCTGTGTTTGGCGGCAATTGAGAGAATTCGTTATCCAGTCCTCTGACATACATTTCCAGTTCTGCCACTCCTGAATCTTCAGGCATCGCTAAGTCAAGATCAGTATTTGTCGGCGCTGTATAACCACCTTGCCGTGCAAATGAATCAGTAATGAATCTGTACCATTCACGTGTGATAATTCCAGTATCTGGATCAACCAGAGGAACACGCGGCGGCTGAATGTTTAGCGTGCTCATTCGACGTTTGCTCCAACGATGGCAAACTGAGTGTCATCAGTCATTCTCACATGCCAAACTCGGTCATATCCCTCACCCAAGCGACGATAAATGCACCGGCTATTCCTAGCACCAATCGCCCCCATGCTGACAGTGCGCCAGTTACCATAGGCGATACCACCATCATTTGAATAGCGCATCATCAGACTTGGGGCTGCCCCGGATGGAATGCCACGGCCAACTACACAATCAATCTGCAAACTGCCGTAGCTAATCTTCTGGTAGTTCGGTAACGCTTGGTGCGGACTGATGCGGTCACGCACAAGGATATTTCCAGCGTTCGTATTGGCCTCTGGGTCGTATTCGTAAATCTTCCCACTAGAAGTTCCAACAAGATGCTTTCCGAAGGCATAGGCGTGGAACTGGCCACGATGCTGGGCATATGCGCCGCCAATCAGTTCGGCCCGCTCATGCCATGAACCGCTAGCAACGTCATAGCAAAGTGTTGTGTCAAGCCCTGGCACATTCAGGCAATAGAACGAATGGCCGTCTTGTTGGTAGGTATAGGCCACAGCTTGCGACAGGTCACCTACTGATTGAAGCATTTCTTCAATTGCTTGCGTGCTTACGCGCACTGGTGTGAAGCCAGATAACTTCCATAAAATACCGCCGCCTCGCTCATCATTGCCAAGCCAGAACACAGTATTGTCCAGCTTCTGCACACTGAATGCAGCGCTCACGCCTGTCTCAATCTTCGCCCCTTCGTTACGCGTCAAAGGGAAGTCAAGACCGCCTGTATCGTCCCAAATTTCGATGCCGTTCTCCCCAAAGAAAAACACCTGCCCATGGTCAACAATGTGCGTAACAATGTTATCCGGCGACGACTCAGCAGATGCAAAGTCAAGCGTATCAATCAGGTTTGCGTCATCAATTCCAGATAACGAAAACTGCTGAGAATTCGGCTTAACGTAGATGGCGCGGCCATTAAGCACAGAAACACGCACACTCCCGTTAAACGCCGCCGCATTGATCTGTGCAAAGATATTTGATGTGAAGTTGCATACATACCCATTAGGGCCGTCAACAACAATCAATTCCTTAAGGTTCAAAGCGATGTCAGCAGCGCCAGTAACCGTAGCAAGCGTACCTCGATTAGTTATCGCACCAAGAGAGTCAAGCTCGTTTAACGTATTGCCGCTAACCACATACAACCGGCCATCCTTCGCCGTCTTCATGGCACGGATTTCCGATCCGGTATCAGCGAACAGAACAAGGCCAGGAATGGATTGCAGGATCGCAGGTGCCTTACCGCTTCCGCTCTCAACTATGGAAGGGAAAAGGTTAATCGACCGCTGTACGTCTGCTTTGCGCACCCGCAGGTTATAAGACGGCCCAACAATAGGAATCTGAGCCATTTATGCCCCGCTTTGAATGCGCAGCAGGTTAGACGATCCAGAACAATCGCCAGAGTTTTTAGGCAGGTCAACGTCAAGTGTAGGCACAACAACATTGGCACGCTTTACCGTGCGAACAATCGTTAAATAGACGCGCATAACAGTAGCTGGCGGCTCTTTTTTGTAGAGCGGCGCAAGTTCAATAGCAAGCGCGTACATCAGCAGCTTTGCATAGCCTTGCGGCAAATCGTAGAGGGTATCAAGGTCAGCAAATGCGACAAGCTGGCTCATTACCTGGATTCGGTATTGCGTTGATGTTGACGGAACCGGATACACATACACCAGGCCAGTAGGCGAATTGGAATCGTAGTACATAACTTCAGGATAGGCGCTAGCAAGCGCCTTCATCGAGATAGAATCATACTCGGCAGAATTCACCAGTTGGAGATTGTAGTCAATGCCGCCAATTCGATATGACGCAGTCTCAAGCCGGATAGGCCGAGGCGTGGCAATCGTCATAGCTGGCCCAATCGTAGCGGTCGCACCTGAGAACGATGCAACCACCTCCGTGATGGTGTAAATATTTAGCCGCTCAAGGTTCATCCCATCGACCAAATTATTCAGCATCAGCAGGCCATCATCAGCGTCCACCGATTCCATAGTTTCCGCAGGGTCGAGCACGCCGATAAGTTTTAATGCGCCTTGAATCGTTGCGCGTGCTGTGACACCCATGATTTAGTCTTTCTCGATTTCTGATGCAAGGCGCTCATTCGACCAGCGCTGATCTACCTTGATGCCCTTTTCTACTGCTTGCGCGATCAATTCAGTGCGGCCAGGCTTAGGCATTTCAATTGAATCAGCAACCGCTGGTGCCACTTCCCGAATATCTTCTACCCATCCATTCTTCAGCATTTCAATTTCTTCTGCTCCTTGCGCGTAGTGGAAACCATGCAGCGGGTGTTTCATCAATTTAGGCATTTTCTTCTCCCATAAATCCCCCGCAGCGAACCGCAGGGGATTGGTACATTACGACGTTGCGAATGCCGTAGCCAGAGTGCCGGAACCAACCTGCACGCCAGTGATCAGCCATTGAGTGGCGTTGATCAGGGTAACGATGTAGCGCTCACCGATCAGACCGCCAGTAGTACTGCCATTTGCCGAAAGTGCGCGAATGGTCGTTCCATTGGCAGCAAAGCCAGCACCCGAAGCGGTAGCAGTCGAGTACATGAATACTTCACCCAGCAGGAACGTTGCAGCGTCAGCAGTGATGATTTTGTGAGCATTGCTGGTCACACTGACAGTTACAACAAATTCGTACTGAATGCCGATAAGTGCGGCAGTTGCAACAGGAAGCGTATAGACGACACCAGTTGCAACATCAAATTGCGAGAGCGATCCAGATTCATCGACCAGCAACGTGCGAGTTGCGACACCATCACCGATCAATTCTCGGCCTTGGCCACGCGCTTGACACTGACCACCACGATACGAAAGTTGCTCAGAGTTTTGGGCAATTGTAGAAGACATGATAATTCCTTAATTTTGTGTGAAAGAGGGGCCGAAGCCCCGCCTTTATTACGATGCGGCACCGATCATACGGCAAGCCCATTCAGGACGAAGCGCAGCCATGCCGTACAGAATATCGATACGCATCAGCAGTTCATCATTACGAATGTCCGATGCTTGCCATACGCGCATGCTCAAGCCGTCTTGCTGACGGCGCACGCACTTGGCGGCGTCGTCCATCAACGGAAGGTCTGCTGTCACGAACTGGAATGCCTCCTTGTGGTACATCAACGGCTGTACATAAGCAGTCGAAGCAGCACCGACAAACACAGGGACGATGCCAGTACCATCAAAGGTGGCAGTAGTCAGTTTTGCACCAGCAGCAGAACAAAGATTCTGGCGTGGGCCAGTCAGGTAGGTTGCTGGCGAAACGGTTTGAATCGTGGTCGTGCCGGCAGTGATGACAAACTGTTGCAGCACGCCGAGCGATGCCTTAGTTTCAGGATGGCACTGATAGACGCCTGGAATGGTGAAAACAGCGCCAGTGGCAGGCGCAGCAGCCAAGGAGGCCATAGTCATGACGTTACCACCATCGACAACAGCAGCAGCAGCAGCCATAGTGCAGGTCACATCGGAACCATTAGTCAGGGTCCAAATGCGCTCATTTTCATAGTAATCTGCCATTGCTGTACGTGCAATCAGACCCTCACGATATTGCTCCGACAGGTCTTTGCCAGGATTGAAGTAGGCTGCAACACCGTTGACCAAACCGCCCATAGTGAGCGAATCCATCTGAATCGCACGCATGTTGTCTTTCGGTGCCAAGCCTTGATTCAGCTTTGCACGTGCAGCACCAGGCGTTGCCAGAGTGGTGATCGCAGTACCAGCAGTACCAGCAACGTTATAGGTCGCCTTGGTTGCCAGTGCAAGGAAGTCAGCTTCAATGCCGGATACGAGAACCGCAACAGCCGGTTCAATGTATCGCTTGCTGAGTTCGTCCAGCGAAAGGGCCAGTTCGGCGCTATTGAAACGCATATCAACGTGGTCTTGGGTCGCCACAGTGATCGAACCAGTTGCTTCAGCCTGATCTTGCACGTCCATTACACGCGAACCTTGCGTTCGGACATACTGATTTGGCTTTCGGACGCGCAAAGTTTGGCCGATCTTGGCACCAGTCTTTGCGAAAGAATCATCATATTGACGATCAACGGAGCCGATAAACTGGCATTTTTCATGGGCGATGCGCAGTGCTTCACGCGTTACCATGTCGATAGTTACTAAATTATTAGACATTTTGCTTTATCCTATATATCTATGGTAAGATTAGTGATACTTAACGGAGGACCTATGATTAGCATTTATATTGATGGCATCGAATATAGATTCTTTGACCATCTTTATTCTGTTTCAAAATGCGGCAAGGTTATGAGAAAACTAAAGCCATACAGCCCAACCTCTAGACCAGATGGATACCTTTGTTTAGGGCGCCAACGGCTTATGCATCGTGTTGTTGCCACCTGCTGGCTAGAAAAACCAGAAGATGCTACACAAGTACATCACAAAAACCACATCAAATCAGACAATCGCGCTGACAACCTTGAATGGCTAACTCCAAAAGTCCACTTTAGTGACCGCCACAATGGTGAGAGTGGCCGATATGTGCGAACTGCTGAAACTAGACTAAAAATCAGCGCCTGGAGAACTGGAAGAAAAGATAGCGAAGAAACGCGCCTCTTAAAGGCCGTTGGTCTTGCTACAAATTGCCCTAAAACCCCATGCACATTTCAAGGTATTGCGTATCCGTCTATTGCTGCTGGTGCTCGTGCTGCCAATATTCACCCAACCACATTCCGACTTCGCTGCCACTCAAAAAACTTCCCTGAGTATCAATTTACTTAATCTACTGCACGCCTCACGGCGTTTAATTTATTGGGTGAGCCAGCGCCTTCACGGCGTTAAGCTCATAACTTTACCGCCCGTTACGCTTCTTGATATCTGATTTGCGCCATTCCGCAAATTCTTTATCTGTCATCGTAGCAGGGTCTTTCGCTGAAGCTGCCGCGCCTGCATTTACCGGCTTGGCCGGCGCTGGCGCTTTCGACTTCTGCGGCTTTGATTCTTCGCCCATTTCTTTTTCGATTTGGACAATGCGACGGATTTGCTTGCTTGCTGGCAGGTCTGCCAATTCGCTAGCGAGGTCCGGGTTATCTGCAAGATACTGAATCAGCTTGTGCGGTTCTTCGGCATCAAGAATTGCAGCCATCGTATTTGAAGGCTTACCCTTGCTATCGAACGGATCGCCAATTTCACTTACCAATCCTTGAAAGGTCTTGGCAAAGTCTTTATTGGCCTTAACGCCCTTATCGAATACCGCGTTACAGTGCTGCTCGATCTGTTTCAGTTCTGCGATTTCCCGTGCTCGGACTTGCGCCCGATTCTCGACCTCATCCTCCGTCAAGTGTTCTTTATTTTCGTCGTCGGCCTGTTGCTTTGGCGTACGCAATTGCTCATTCTCTGCCCGCAATTGATATTTCTCGCGGGTCAAACGATCAACGCGCCGTTGCAGTGCTTTAGCGGCCTTATCGGCATCACTTTGCACATTCTGGCTTTCGGCTTCGGCGGTAGTGGCTTCCGCTCCATCTTCCACTTGGTCAGACGTTGTAAGCTCGTCAGTAGCTTCTACTTCAGTCGTCATCATTAGCCCTTAGCTAAAGTTTGGTTCATTGCCCATACCTGGCAAAGTAGGTTCCTGCATTTGCTCTTGCTGCATACCGTCATCCAACGGCATATTCTGCGATTCTTGCTGTTCCATTTGTTGTTGCATCATATCAGGTTGTCCGGCTTGAGTCTGCATTTGCTCCGATTCTGGAGACTCCTGATACATAGGCGCTGGCTGCGCGCTTTGTTGCATCAATTGCATGACAAGCAACTGCACTTGATCCGGTGTCATGCCAGGATCAGGTGGCTTGAGTGCTGCAATCCGCTTAGTCTCAGCCTCATACATGGCAATGTCGTTCTTTTGCCGGTTAATCTCGTTCGTTTCGTGGTCCTGAAATATCTTTGCCTGTTGCGTATCGGCAGCTTGCGTAACCTGTTGCAGTTGCTGCTTCATTTGCTCAAGCTGCGATTTCAAGCTGGCGACGATTCCCTGCGCTTCAGGCGGGATGCTCATATCTTCGTTCTCAATGGCTTGCACTTGAGGCGGCGCAAGGCTCATCAACAATTTAGCGATCTTGTCAGCATCAGGCCAATCCTGCATCCTTGCCCACGAAGGCCCAAGTACAGACATCAATTCTGGCGACTTGCCAACAATGGCAGTAAGTGCCTCCGATGCCTCTTGGCGCATCGTGGCATATGCTGGGCCTGTCTTGACGCGTACGTCATACGTTCCATGCGACAGGTTGAATGTAGGCGTCTTGGCTTGTGGCTTGCTAGCGCCTTGCGGGTCAATCATGACCGTCTTGGCCTTACCATCGACGCCAAGAATGCGCGCAGCACGCTTTGTATCGATGTACTTCGGAATCATGTTGACCAGAATACGGGCAACTTGCTCGATTGCGCGCCCCTGATTGTCAACGTAGTGATACGTGGCCGTGTCGCCTTCGCGCTGGTCCTGCATCTTGGCGCGGCCTGAAGTGGCGTTACTGGGAGCGCCAAGGTTCGACTTGTACATGCCAATAGCCGCTTGCATGTCATCAGAGGCCATCTGTGCGCTTTGAATGAAGGCTGATGGTATCTGAGGCGGTGCCATACGTTGCGGCGCTGGCAATGGCCGTCCTTGATCGTCCAAAGCGTTGTATGGCAGATACGCCTTGTTCGAAGTATTGGCAGCGCCCCATTCTGACTCGAAGTTCTCGACGGACTCGAATGGCAGGATGAAGGGCGATTTAGGCTGCAACGCGATCATTTCAATCTGCGCGGATCGTTCGTAGTTCTTGGCGCGCTGGCCGTCCATCAACTGGCGAGTCAGGCCGCAAACGTAGCGCTTGCCGTCAATCCATAGCACATTGCCGTAGACAGGAACCAGCGGGAGCCATTCCGACAGAACTTCTGTTTCTTCCAGAATATCCGAGCCGGTCATCAAGCACCAGTCGAATGATCGGCGCTCGCTCATGTACTGCGCCTGGACGAATGGCTGATAGCCCTCACTCTGGGCGAACTTCCAATATGCGTCTTCGTCTAGTGTTAGCGTGTCACCATTGGGTAATTGCACATCGAGATTGTTCGTCTTGACGGTGCGTAGCTTGTAATACTCGCAAATGCGGATAGTCTTGTCAGTTTCCCAGCCGTTACCACGGTTATCCCATGAGGTTTGTGACTTGCGCTTTCCGTATTTCTTCTCGAAAGCGGCAACAGACATGGTTGTCTCGACAAAGCCGTCCGTGGCATCGCTACCATTTGGCTCTACTGATTCAGGGGAGATTGACACCGACAGAGGATCGTGTACCGCCTTGATAAGCAATTGCTGCTCATTAAGCGCTGGGTTGATAACCTCAGTCACCACGCGAAGCCAGCCTTTACCGCACCGTGCAGCGTGTTCAATCGATGTATCGTAGGCAATGCCAGCGCGTGAGGCGTATTCGATCTGGCGAATCATGCCTTCGTAGACTTCGGCTGTCTGCACGTCAGCACCAGAGTCAACTGGCAAGCACTGAATACCTGGCTTGTTCTGCCTAGCATCATTTACAACTTGGTTAATGTATTGGTTTGTGTGGTCAAACGTCAGTGTCGGACGCCCTGCGGTTTCGCGGGCGTTCCTTACTACTTGCTCCCACTGCTGCGGATCGGCTGGATTGGAAAAGCGCAAATCTTCAAGCATGCGCTTGCGTTCTTCCGAGAAGTGGTCGGAAAAGTCTTGATAGCGTTCTCGGTACTTCTGTAGCTTATCCTGACTCATTCGCGCCTCATATTCCAATATTTGCCGATTATACCCGTTACTTATGACAAATCAATCCTTGCGGTAATTCTTTATTACTTTGGCGTCTTATGCGCTCATCCAACCACCATTCTGTGGAATATTTTCATTCTTCGGCGCTTTCTTCTTCGGTTCCTTGATGGCTACAGCGAAATACCGGAATGCATCAGCGCCGTGTGATGCCCAGTCATGCAGCGGCTGCGTGCTGTACTGCTGCGTATCTGGGTCAACGTCATACCGATAGTTTCGCAAGCATTGGATGCCATCAGCGCATTTATCCATGTCGAACCAGCAGTTAGCGAAAATCGTTCTTGCGGCGTTAATTCCTACTGCAATGCTAGTCTTTGGAGTGATGCGCACCTTGAACCCAGCGGCCCTGGCTTGTTGCGCAATCGTGCGCTCGCTTGCCAATAGCTCGTTATCGGCGTCATGCGGTAGCCAAGTATCACCATAGACATATGGGCGAATCTGTAATTCCTTCAAATAATGCCCGAGCGCATGGCCTTGGTTTTCGTAGTAGTCGATCACTCGATATTCAAAGCCTACTTGCTGAATGAACCAAATAGCCGTCTTGTCCGCACGCCCCAAGTCCCAAAACGTATGAACTGGCTTGCTTTCATCATATGGAACACGCGTAAAGCGATCGCCAGTAGTTGAAGCGCGTACTTCATTGGCATAGATAGCCCCGTCAAGCGTTTGCTTACAATGCCCCTCCCAAACAGTGAGGTAGGCGTCATAATCTTTAACCTTCAGGTCTTCCATTTCCTGGCGAAGAACATCAGGAAACCATGGATTATCAGACCAGTTGATTTTCTGTACTGTTGAGTTGCTAGGCGGCTTAACAACAAATCGCTGATATGTCTCGTCCGCTTCTAGGGACGGATTGAAGCTAATCCATATTTCCGAGCCAGCCTTACGGATAGTCGGAATAAGCGTATCCCAGCTGGTTTTACTCACAGTCTGCGCTTCCTCTACCCAGCAAATATCTGTGCCTTCTACCGATTTTATATTGGCGATATTGTGCTTAAGCCCATGAAACGTGAATTCAGTCCCATTACGCCCCTTGATAACGTATTGCTGCACTTCGTAGAATGAATCCAGGCCGAGTGCACTAATCTGGTCCTTCAACAGTTTATGCACTGACTGAGCAATAGAGGTTTGCATTTCCCTAGCGCATAACACACGAAGCGGCTTTGATGCACCAAGCGTCAAAAGGGCGCGTGCAATGCCCCATGACTTTGAGCCGCCGCGCCCACCGTGCAAAATCTTGTACCTCTTCGGCTCAAACAGGAATGCCAGAGCTTCAGGAAAATGAATCTCACTCTCAATCTGCATTTGGTTTTACAAATTTCAGTTTCAAGCTCAATTCAAGAGGCCCACCACCGTCACCCGTCACCTGAAGTGGCAAAAGCTTAGGATAGATGGTCCCCCAGAAGACTCGCTCATTAGTCGGGTCTTCCTGCGCCCAAGCCGTCAAGCGATCCGCACCACCCAATGCCTGCGCTGCGGCTGCAATCGCCTCCTTGGCCGTCTGAGTGAGCTTGTTAGGGATTCCCTTGGGCCTGCCTGGGCCTGCACCTGGCAAGTTACATTTGGTTTTTTTTACTGACTCCGTAGTCATTACTGCCTCATGCGTCTAGCGCAAGTTAAATCATGCCATCCGGGCAAGTGCGGTTTGTTGCTATTTTACACTTCGTACCACTCAACAACGATGTTGAGCAATCCACCAGTGACAGTTACTCCGTTCAGGTTTAAGGCTAGTTGTTGCGCCACGCCACGAAGGGTAATTTCTTTACCGTTATCCGCAAAGTCGAATACGACCGATGGGTTTCCTACTACGCTTGCAGGGGCATCAACTGGCACATAGGAGCGTCGTATAGTACCCACGGCGGTTCCTAGCGCAGCAGGATTAGCTGTGTAGGCCAATACAACAGAGACGGCAGCAGCGTCATTTGCATCATGTGGTGCTGCGCCTTGGCCGGTTGACGTTCCACCAGTGTCAGCAGTCGAGCGCTTGATCAACAGCATGTCGACAAGGCCAGCTGTCGTCTGGATTCCGCTTACTGTGATGCGAGTGACATAACATGTATTCGTTGCGTTCCCGCTAATGACTGCTACGTCAGTTGCTGTGGCGGCTGGTGCCACGTTAAACGCGGTCGAAAAGCTCTTGGCAAGTCGCCCAGGTGTAGTTACTGAGGCACCACCGCTTGAACCAATGACCATACGGCGCCATGGATAGGTAGGATCGGAGATTGTGCAGTTCTGCGAGGTGGAGTCCCCCACTACCGTACCGCTTGCGACAAACGATGTTGCTACTACAGCAGCAGCGGCATTTACCTTTGCCATGCGGAATGGCAGGTTTTGTGCTTGTGGCTGGATATTGCGGCAGAAGGCAATAGGAGCATCAGTCGAATCGATGTAGAAAAACATCGTGTCGCCGCGATCAATCGTCGCGTAGATGTGCGGGCCAGCAGTCGGCCAGGTCATCGCGGCAAGTGGGGATGAGCTACCGCCAGTAGGCAAAGAACCTTGCGCGGTGATAAGTGCGGGATTCGTGCTGTTGATAACATACCGAGTGCCGGCCACGTAGACAACAGCATTCAGCGCGCCGGTTGAATCTCGCTCAAAGCCAGCACCATCAGTCAGTGGAGTTGCGTATGCATATGATGTAACCTGACCAACACCGATAAACGTATGACTGGCCGGGTTGCTTACCTGCACCGTATCAAGAGTAATTGCCCCTGCGTTGATGCGGTAGCCAAGACCTGGCGGAGTGAAAGTTGGTTGCGAAATTGCAACAGATGTTGCGTTGGCAGTCGTGCCACCATTCAGCGTGAAGTTACCAGCCGTTTGCGTTGGCACTGCGGTGCCTGAGAGCGTCCACTTGTTAGTAGTGTCAACCGTAGCACCGTCAAAGGCGTCTACAAACAGCGACGATGGCTCAATGCTGACCTTTAGGGAGCCGTATGGGTTGACTTGAGCAAACAGGCCAAGAGCGGCCATACTAGGAGTGGAAAGAAACGTTCCCTGTACGCTGGTAGAATCAGCAACGTTGTAAGCCGCACCAGTTGAGGAATATCGCTGCGCCCCGGTAAAGGTATCACCAGCTGCCATGTGTGTATCTCCTGCGCCTCACGGCGGTAAGTTATTCAGTGACAGCGCTGTTGTGGCTGCATAGCAGCATGATACATCAAAGCAATCGGGCTGGCATAGTGGGATTCTACGCCAGCCCGTTATCAACGTTGTTTGCCTGAATGTGTCTTACTGGCTCACCGTTGCCGGGATAGATTGCCAGCTTCAAGCGCCACTCCCTGAGCTCCACGATAGTCAGATCAGGTTCTGACGAAAGGTGCGCCCTATTACGGGCTTGCGCGTGGACGCTGTGAAACTGGTGCTGATTCTTGGAATCGAACCAAGTGCCTTCGGCTTACAAAGCCGTTGCTCTTCCAAATGAGCTAAACCAGCGTATTCTGTGCCGCCATTCGTTCTCTGCCTTATTCCGTAGATCGGGCATACCTAGGTGCAGCGAATTAAGACCTTACTTTAAAGGAAATCCGTATCGAAATCCAGCGGTTTCTTTCCTCGTTGAGTCTGGCGCTCATCGCTTCGGCCCAGCCTTGAGGCGCTGCCGAATACCATGGCAATGAAAAATCCAACAACGCCTATTGCAATGCCGATTAGGTATAGTTTCATGGCAGTCCTTTTAGGGGCAGGAAGATTACTTAATGAGCTTTTCGATTGCCTGATGCGCGAGCCATAATTGCGGCGCAACTAACTTCGTCCAGTTCCAGACATTCACCAAGTTAAAAGTGCAGACGATGACGCCGATAGTCGCAGCCATAGTGACGACTATATGCGGAATGCCGTCCATTGGTAAATGATCGGTTGCCCCGCTCTTGAAATAATTCAGTTGATTATTTGGGAGTAGTGCCTTTGCTGTTGCTGCCAACCAATCGCCCCTCACGCGCCGCAACGAATAAACGCAAACAGCAATTATGACTACCGCCATCACCAACGCCTGCGCGGCGTCGATTTGAAGCGTAAACAAACCGATTTCATACGCTTGCTTTGCGACTGGGGTCATCGCGTCGATGAACTGCTTCGTGTATTCAACTGCCTTGTCTAGTTCTGATGGTGCTTGCATTTCTCTCCCCCTAGTTATTGCCCAATCGGGCTGGTTATTGCTATCCTGCGTTGAATGAGCCAAGCATGCTACCTTCCTCAATGCTTTCTGCTGCCGTGCCGATCAATTTGCAAGTAGGCGCTGCATAAATTAATGCGCCCAAATGCGCGATGCGCAAAGCATCTTCCTCACAAATAGCTGCGACTACATGCGCGTCGTATTCGTCATATCAGACTTCATCTGTCCGTTCAATCAGGTACAAATTCATTTTGTACCCCTTTGGTTACTGCATGATCTTGTCAGCCACATTGCAAGCCTGACGATATGTTCCAACTTCCACCTTTGGCAGCGCCCGGAAATACACCTTGAGCGCCGCCCGAATGGCGTTGTATTCGCCAGTCGTCAAGTCTGCTGTTGCTGTTGGACGATCGCCAGCATGTCGCCAGGCGTCACCCGCTTTCATCGTCAATTCCATGAACGGGCGAGATTTAAGCCTGGCGCCGATGAAATAGGCCATGCACAGATGTCGGCTGATGAAATTATAGCCTTGGGATGTGCATAGACCGCGCTTGGCGGCGTCGAAATGACACAGGACGAATAGTTCGGCCTCCGATGCGTATTCGCGCCCTACAGGCTGTTTTGCTGCGATAAGGTCAAGCGGGTTCATGTGTTGTCTTGTTGTGGTGTAGCGCTGCTAGTTTCTCAATTGTCCTGACATTCACGCCAAAGCGCTGCGCTAATGCATCGTTGCCATATGATGCGCGGATAATTTGACGCATTCTTTCGCGCTCCTTTACCGCTTCGCCAATCTGGCGCATCTTTTCCCGGTCAATTTTCATATTCACCGCTCCGCGTCACGGTGTTTCATAACCTGATTTCTAGGATCATCAATAAACTGTTGCACGCGATCTTTGATTTGCTCGTAAGTGTCGCCACGCTGCATAGGGACACCGCACTGCCTAGCTTTACTTATGATCCCCTCGTTGCTCAGGTTCCATGCTTGACCGTTGCGGGATGGGACAACACTAAGCTTTGCAGGCGAAAATGGAACTTGTAGCACTTCCTCAACCTTTAGCTCATATACCGTCTGCCAGCAATGAACAATCGATTGGTCAAGGATAGCTTGCGCGTCTTGGCCTGCATCGACAAAGCCTTTTAAGCGCTTGATCATGAGAGATTCAGCATACTCTGTCATAGGCTTGCGGATGCTTTTACGCATGCGTTTGAACTCGGCCCATGCTTCAGCAGGAATCCAGTCTGGTAGGCATATCATGATTATACCGCTACCGCTTCATCGCACAAATCCAGCCATGCGCAGCCTGGCGAATTGCATGCGATCAGCGCTTCCAGTCCAATTTCAGCAGTCAGGTTCAAAACCTGCAGGCAGAAATCCTTGGCGTTGGCGTAGGCGTAGGCGTAGGCGTAGGCGTAGGCGTAGGCGTAGGCGTAGGCGTTGGCGTTGGCGTAGGCGTAGGCGTAGGCGTAGGCGTTGGCGTAGGCGTTGGCGTTGGCGTAGGCGTTGGCGTTGGCGTTGGCGTTGGCGCGACTTTCTTTTGTCAGCGCCTTTGCGTACAGCGTAGCCGCGTTGGCTTGCTCAAGCGTCGTTGCGGACTCGCACACAACAGCAGCTGCTTCCAGGCGTTCAGCGAACGGTCCTTTGAAGCTGGCGGCGCGGCGCAGCGCCAGCGGCAGCACGCGGAGCTGGCACTCAAGCGCCACATGTTTGGCAAACGCCATCTGGTCGATAGTGTCGCTGCCAAGCTGGGCAATAGCCAGCTTGCGCATGCCTTTCGTGCGGTCGGCATCGGTCGGCCACTTCGAATCATTCAAGCGGATTTTGAAGCCGCGAACAGTCGCACCTACGCACTTCGGTTCGTCGCTGTGTGGCAGGCCCATGGCGTAGCATACAGCCGCTTCGACACACATCTGCCCGGGGATCGGATTTCCTTTACCGTTCACCAGTCCAGCATCAACAACTTCCAGCACCTTTTTTGCAATCTCGCGGCTCACCATGGTATTCATATTTTCCCCATTCTCCAAGTTGGGCGTGTGGCAAGGGCAAAGAGGTGAAATACCTCCTTCCAGCCACACAGGTTATGTTTCTTCTGTGCTACTGCTGCTATAAGCCAACCATTCGATTTCCGGGCGACCATTAAACGATGGCCTAACGTCCTGTTTCACCTGTTTGCCCGTTCCTGCAGTACCTGGTCGAAGTCTGCGCGCCGCCCTTGCAAGTTAAGCGCATCGTCTTTTCTCCCGCGCCGGCAACAACATGGCCGCTTGATAACGCTCGGGGTGCGGTTGATGTGCGCTTGAATGCAAAAAGCCCCTGAGGTATCGGCATTTTCCTTGTGTGCGCAAGTGGGCGTTTAACCCTGAAAACACCGAGGCCTAAGGGGCTTCGTGATCCTGTCAACGCGCACACATCAACAGAAAGGATATTGCCACTCAACATTGACCGCCGTCAAGCGTTTTCTTACAAAATCTTCCATCCCACCAAATCCGCATACCCTGGAACTCGGTAGAATCCGCTTTCGTCAACGAACACGGTTAGAACGGCTTCAGCGCCGTTGCGATGTACTCCGACTAGCTGGAAGCCATCCTTGTTAGGAATGCTCGCCAATGGCCGGATTTTGGCGTTGCCGCCTCGATTAGGATTGTTCATGCTGGTCACCTTCGATTGCTGATGCGAGAATAGCCAGGATGACGGCCATGAAGTAGAACGGGTGTGATGCGATGTAGCGGAATTTCTTCATTTTGCTGACTCCTGTAGTTGCTTCAGTTTTGCACGATAGTGCGCTTTGATTGCTTGCAGTTCTTCGATGCTGTACTTACGCGGCGTTTGATCAGCTTCCAGTGCTTCAACACGCACCAGTCCGATGCGGGCAATCAGTCCAATACGATAGTCAACAGCGTTTCCTGATGCGTAACGGTTCTCCTGCTTCGACTGGGCATGTACGTTGTCCTCATTGAAGCGAAGATGTGGCGCACTTCCAACACTCCTAAAATGGCCGGCGTCTACGGCATTACCGGACCAATCAAGCGGCTTTCCACTGGAAACACATGCATATCCTGCCAACTTGTCGCGCATTCTGATAAAAGCGTTGAAGCTGGCTTGCGCTTCCCTCATCCAGTCGCCGCGCCGCTTCAGCGCCAGCTTGCGAACCTTGTCAGTCTTGCGCTCTTGCGCTTTCCGCTCATCACTGACAACTATTTGAGCGCAGCCAGGACCACACGCCTTATGTGTGATAGACCGAGGAACGAACAGAGCGCGGCATACTTTGCATTTGCGCTTACGCGGTCCAGGCGGTGGGCGAGGCTCTTTGTTCGGCATGGTTCGGATAAATGCGGTTCGTTGTAGTGTCATTAAGGCGCTTTCACATGGTAAATAACGCCCAAGTTCGCCCCGAACGCGTAGACGGATTCCAGATACTGGGCAAACCCTTTTACAGTTAATTTTGTCGTGCTGCCGACCAGAACACGACCGCCAGCAGGATCAAAATTCCACTTCTCGTATCCAGGCATACACAGTTCCTCGTCAAACTCATCAGGCAAAAACTGCTCCTTGAAGTAATGCGCCCAAATTTCGTCGCTGTACTGTCGGCCTTCTAACCAAGCTTGTTCGCTGATGTCTTTCAAAGGTCCGCCCCACATCAGCGCATTCTGATCAAGCTTGCGTGATTTCTTGAACTCTTCCACCGTAACCATAATGGGCCGCAAATCATCCAGAGGCAAGTTACGAATCAGCGCTATGGCTGACTCGCGTGCTTGCTCTGTTCGCATGTGAAACTTGCGAGTTGCGAAGTTCATTTGACCGACTCGCCACCTTCAACAACGCCCAATTCCTTGACGTATTCGCGGCCTTTGAGCCATGCGATAACTTCATCGGAGCCACGATAGAACAGCTTCTCGGCAATAGGTGCTTGCATAGCGCCGCCAACTTCAGGCGCTTTGTTTCGGATTTCTGGATCAGTCGAGCAAACTTGTAACCATCCTGCAAGGCAGTGCGTTGTGCCGCAAACAGCCTCTTCGGCACAAGTCTTGTCTCGCCAAGATTCATCTTTGTGCCACAGACTCATTTCCAGTCGTGCCTGGTCATGCAAGATGATAGCGGCCACCTTGTCCAAGTTTTCGACTTGCTGCTCTGGACTGATTCCAGGCTTTCCAGAAACAAAGCCCGTGCAGTCCGTGCAGTCCGTGCAGTACGTGCAGTACGTGCAGCCCTTGCAGCCCTTGCAGCCCGTGCAGCCCGTGCAGTCCGTGCAGTCCGTGCAGTACGTGCAGTACGTGCAGTCCGTGCAGCCCTTGCAGCCCTTGCAGCCCGTGCAGCCCGTGCAGTCCGTGCAGACCTTGCAGCCCGTGCAGTTCGTGCAGCCCTTGCAGCCCGTGCAGTCCGTGCAGTACTTGCAGCCCGTGCAGTACTTGCAGCCGTTATTATCCATTTCTTCCGCTTGATTTGCCGCTTTTTCAGCCGATATGTAAGAAACTCCGATGTTACCCATAGCTGTTTTTGGTGACTCGTAGCGCATTTGTTACTCCTTGGAAGTTGGAAGGTAGGATTTGATCGTTGCAACTGGCAATCCTGTCAGTTCGTGCAACCGTAGGATGTAGCTTGCCCCGAACGTGAGGCGACCAGATCGCATGTTAGAAATTACAGGCGCTGGTACTTTGAGGAAGTGCGCCAGTGCTGCATCGTTGACTAGGTAGAACTGCTCCTTGATGTAGTCAAGCAGCTTAGACGGCGTTTCGTTGGCTTCGGTATTCATAGCTTCCTTGTGTTGGCGTTGTTGAGACTCAATCATATATCACATTTCGCAATTCTACAACGTTAATTTGTCTCTTTAAAAAGTACTTTACATGTCGAAAACTTTTACGCTATACTTCTTCACATCGAAGCGAACAACAGAAAGAACATCATGTACACAGAATATTTTGCAATAATACTCAGCATTGCATCTCTGATGCTCAGCATCATCGTACTTGCCAACCACTACGAAAATTAGGAAGCCATGAAAACCACACTAAATCAAATTCGCAAACACTCGCCATGCCACGAAGGCTGGGCCAAGCTGCTGCGCACTCTCAACAAGACAAAGGCCGACGATGAGCCGGTCAGCATAGTGCAGGTACTCGACAGCAACGGCTTTGATGATGCGCTGTGGTGCCTACGCGCCGTGCAGGGCCGCGATAAAGAAATACGCTTGTTCGCTGTCTGGTGCGCTCGCCAAGTTGAGCACCTGATGACCGACAAGCGCAGCACTGACGCGTTAGACGTTGTCGAACGCTTTGCGAATGGCGAAACCAGCCAGCAGGAACTAGATGCTGCGGGGGATGCTGCGCGGGCTGCTGCGTGGGATGCTGCGGGGGATGCTGCGCGGGCTGCTGCGTGGGCTGCTGCGTGGGCTGCTGCGCGGGCTGCTGCGTGGGATGCTGCGGGGGCTGCTGCGCGGGCTGCTGCGTGGGATGCTGCGGGGGCTGCTGCGCGGGCTGCTGCGCGGGATGCTCAAGAAAAGGAACTGCGCCGCCTCTGCGCTAAATGTGAGGTGCAATCATGACAGAATGCTGCACCGGAAATTGTAATCAGGGACGTGATTGTCATTCTCGCAAATCGACACGCTTTCCTGTTCTATGCACGCGCTGCGGCAGCTTATCGCACTTCGCCGAAGACTGCACTCGCATGCCTTCTTGCCTTGGCAAGTCGCAGCAGGAGCGCGACATCAACAAAGTAGCGATTGCCGAGGGATTGGCGATCTTCCTGGCTTGCGCTGGCCTGGCGCTTGCGCTGGTGGTGATTGGATTACTTGAACGGGCGCCAGCATGAGCGAACAGCGTAACGTTTTCGGATATCCAGTCGTTGACAGAGCAGAGCAAGCGCGCATCATCGCAGCCGGTGCACGTGAGCGGATCGCCGCAGCGCCGTGCCAGTGCAAAGAGTGCATAAGCGCTCGAAATCTCCCCGCCGTACAGCGAATCCTTGCAGCCTACAAACCGATGGATCGGAGTGCATCATGAGCAAATGCAGCCACTGTTTTGACGAACACCTCGGATACAACACCGGCGAAGTAGGTCAGCGCGGCTTTCTCGATTGCGTTTATTGCACCGCAGCAGAAGAACGCCTCACGCTCAATGAAGCGATCAGGAAAATCGGCCCGATAGTCAGGCAGGACGAATACTGGTACGCCTACCAGTTGGGGAAAGAGGCGGCGCGCAAAGAAGTGCTTGCGGAATCTCAGTAACCGTGCGAATATTTGGGCGTCGATGTGGCAGCAACGACGAATGAAGCCCTTAAGGCTTCGGTTGTTTCTAGGGTTCAATCCCAAACGCTGCCACGTGAAACTGCCGATACCTTAAGGGCTTTTTGCGTTTCTGATGCCACATTGACCGCACTCCACGCGATAGCAGGCGCTAATCTCGGCGGCTTGGAAGAACAGGGAAGTGGTAGAGCAATCCATCGCTCAAGGTGCAATTCCTACAATCCACGGGCTGGTGTAAATGCTGCGGCCCAGGGCTTAACGGTGAACGTTAGCTGGCAGCACTCCTGTTTTCAGGCATCGAACCTCTGATACCCCTACTGGGGTTAGGGGGCGCTGCATCGAATTAAAGAACTTCTAACCATGAGAGAATCTATGAGCAACATCACAGCACAGCAGGGCGGCGCAATCACAGCGCAGACGGAAGAGGACTTGATTCGAGTGTTGCAAAACTCGCTGTACCCTGGCGCGCAAATTGGGTCGGTGCAAATGGTGCTGGGCTATTGCCAAGCGGCTGGCCTAGACCCGATGCAAAAGCCGGTGCATATCGTGCCGATGTGGGATGCCAAGAGCGGCAGCATGCGCGATGTGGTTATGCCAGGCGTGAACCTGTACCGCACGCAGGCATCGCGCACTGGCAAGTTCGCAGGCATGAGCGAGCCAGAATATGGCCCCATGCTTGAAGAAATGCTGGGCGGCGCGCTTATCAAATATCCGGAATGGTGCCGCGTCCGCGTGCAAAAGCTGCTGGATAACGGCACAATTGCCGAGTTCACGGCGATTGAATACTGGATCGAGAACTACGCGGTCAAGGGTGGAAAGGAAAAATCCATAGCACCTAATGCAATGTGGTCGAAGCGCCCGCGCGGCCAGATCGCAAAGTGCGCCGAGGCGCAAGCGCTGCGCAAGGCATTCCCCGAGTGCGGCAGCCAGCCGACAGCCGAGGAAATGGAAGGCAAGAGCATCGGCGCCGAAATCGACATCACGGCAGCACCGACCACATCGCAGGATTGGGTTGCTGCTGCCGCCGCCTGCAAAACGACCGAGGAAATGGGCGCTGTCTGGACTGTCGGCATAAAGGAAGTGCAGGCCACTGGCAACATGGACCTGTACAAGGCATTCAAGGCTATTGTCGAGACGCGCGGCAAGGAACTGAAGGCGACCGAAGCAGCGGCTCAGGCAGCGCGCACCATTGACGCCGAACCAGTCGAGCCGATGAGCGACGCCGAGATTGAAGCTGCCGACCTGGCGCGCACTGGCGGCGCATCGTGATCTTCCACGAAGTCGCTCAAGGTAGCGAAATTTGGATGAAACTGCGCAGCGGCAAGACCACCGCCAGTTGTGTAGCCGATGCAATTAGCATGGTTGGCGCGCTGGATGAAAAGCAACAGGCGTATGTTGATGCCATCCTGGCCGGTGCATCGCCAAAGGATGCGGCGGAAAAGGCTGGTTATAAAGCGCCGCCGTCTTCCACTGCTGTCGCTCGCGTCCTGGCTGGCTGTCAAGCTGGCGTACCATCAGACACCGCGCACCGCTACGCCGCTGATCTGGCAATCGAGCAAATCAGCGGCCAGCCACACGGCGAGCCGCCGAAGGCTTGGGTACTGGAGCGCGGCCACATCATGGAAGAGCGCGCGCGCATGCTGTACGAGGCGCGAACCGGGGCCTTCGTAACCGAGTCGGGCATCTGCATTTCGGACTGCGAGAGCTTCGCATACAGCAGTGACGGACTCGTAAATGATGATGGACTGATCGAGATAAAATCACCTATCGATAGCCTAAAGATCGCCACCATGCTGCGCACTGGCGATGTGTCGGAATATTTGCACCAGATGCAAACAGGAATGTGGCTTACCGGGCGCAAGTGGTGCGACTTCATTATGTTTGTTCCAGACCTGGCCAACTGCGGCAAGGATTTGTACGTCAAGCGTGTGATGCGCGACGATGAATTTATCGACGGCATGGTCAAGGAATTGGTCCGGTTCCAGGCCATGATTGCCGACTACAAATCCGTGTTCATGTCCTAATCAGAATCATACTATGAAGCCGTCCATGTGGCGGCTTTTATTTTTGCAAAAATATCGCACAACATCGGAAAATCATGTAATATCTATACATGTAATTCTATTTGGAGATTTAAATGAAGGATACTCGAGTAAAGCGCGGCCAAAGTCCTGCCATGGACAAGGCGCAAGCTCTGATTGAGAGTGGAAAGAGCGTTGCCGATGCAGCGAAGAAGTCTGGCGTTCAGGCGCAGAGCATCTACCGACGACAGTGGTACAAGGCCATCATTGCCGCGAAAGCTTCAAAATGAGCGGCTCACTCTACGCAATAATTTTTGAAGATGGGACTGTGAAAGTTGGAATGACTGGAATGAACCCGTGCTGGAGATTTAGAGAGCATAAAAGAATGGGGGAGCGCTTTAGGATCAATACCGTGCATGAGATTGTTCATGTTTTTGATACTGAGGATTTGGCATTTCTTGAATCTGTTTTGTGCAGTTTTTGCGGAAAAGTGGCAGCACAAACTTCTGGGAACGAATGGTTTTATTTTGGGTCTTCAGACCGGGCGATTATAGAACTTCCGAAGATTTTTGAACTAATAAAAAGCAATAGTTTCACAGAGGCTGAAATAAAACGAAAACGATATTTGTCTTCCGATAAAAAGGCAAGAATTGCATACACAACCAAGGCCAAGGCACTTCGCCAAGCCACTACAAATAAGGCTGAAAATGAACATCAATGATCTGACCATCCAAGGCGCAAGGATTGGCACAGGCCGCTTACGAGCGGTCTGGTAGAACCCTGAGCGCAAAAAAACTTGCGGCGCGTTATAAGCTCGCGCCATCCACAATTTACCGTGCAGAATGGTTTAAGAAAGAAAAGAAATGATCTACTGCCCATCAATCAGGCGCCTGTCGCCAGAGGAACGCGAGCGGCGCGACTTACAGGAAGCCGAGCGCTACGAAACTGTGCGTGCTGAAATTGAGGCCGAATTGCACCACGAATACAACGAACAGTTCGGCCCAACTTTTCAGAAATTGCATCCATTTAAGCTTGACGGTGCCGCGGTACACGATCAAGTCTTGGCGCACTTGCGTGCTGAATCAGCGATGAATTAATCGGAGACCAAAATGCAATCTAAAGACGACTACATAGAGCAACTGCACAGCGAGCGCGACGGCTTCAAGTTTGCCGCCGAATCGCACCTGAAGACGATCAAGACGCAGCAGGACATTATTGCTGGCTACCTGGCGAGAGAGCAGGCCAAGCCGACCGACTTGCTGGCGAGCGGATTTGTACGTGCTGTCGAAGTTCGCGCCTCGCAGGGCTGGAAGCTCGGCATGGGTCCGGTGCCGATTCTGTACACCGACACTGTCAACGGTGATCAAGTATGCCGCGACGATGTTTGGCTGTGCAAGACTGAGCACCTGAGCGATGCAGCACGTGGCGTGCCAACGCGGGAATTGATGGATGCGGCCCGTCTGGATTGGTTGGATGGCGATGATTTTGTGGCGCTCAATTGTTACGTTGCGGTATATGACGAGAACGGCCAGCCACTTGAAAAGGAACGCAAGCATTACCTGATCGAGCGCGAATCGACTATAGCCACGTTTGAAGCGCCGACCGTGCGCGAAGCTATCGATGCGGCCCGCCACCTCACCGCCCCCCATGGCGAGAGCGATAAGACTGCGGTGGAAGTGTGATGGTCCTTATTGGCTATTCAGCCTGTGAACTGACACGCGCCGCATTTGAGGCCAAAGGGCACGATGTGTGGACATGCGACCTGCTGCCCGCACGCGGAACATCAGCAAAGCATTTGCAGTGCGACATCTGGATGGCCATGCGCAGCCAGAAATGGGATTTCGCCGTTCTGCACCCTATGTGCACCTACCTGACTTGTTCCGCAGCATGGGCATTCGGTGATGCGGATTTCGACAAATACCCCGACGTCGGATATCACCAGAAAGTCAAGCCGGGGACGCTCACCGGGGAAGCGCGACGGGAAGCGCGACGGGAAGCGCGACGGGAAGCGCTCGACAACTTTGGACGCCTGCTCGAACTGCCATTCCCGGTTGCTATTGAAAATCCGGGCGTCAGCTTCGCCAGTAAGGCGCTGCGCCCTCCGTCGCAAATTGTGCAGCCATATCAGTTTGGCGATGACGCGAGCAAAGCGACCGGATTTTGGTTGTCGGAAGGCGTGCCGCTGCTGATGGGTACGACGTACTGTGAACCGCGCATTGTTGATGGCAAAAAGCGCTGGGCCAATCAGACCGACACCGGGCAGAACCGCTTGAGTCCGTCCGATGACCGATGGCTAAAACGATCAGAAACATACCCAGGCATCGCCGCCGCAATGGGCGATCAATGGGGGCGCTGGCTGAATTCTATTCACTCTACGAACTTCACCTATGACGAGGAACCAGCATGACCCACACCTACAACACCAATGCCGCAGTGACCCTGCTGCTCGAAGCCTCCTATGAGTGCTGTTCGCCAAGTCAGGCTTCCGCAATCGAAATGCTCATTGATGGTGATGCCGACCTTCCGCGCCGCTTGATCGCTGGCATCTTGAAGCGCACCGAGCGTGCAGCTATCCAACCGGCTGGCGATGCTGATTGTGACCCTACTGCGCTTGCAAAGGCAAACGCAATGATCATGAACGGGTTCAATTGCGAGGCTGTTGACAACATCATTTACAAGTACCTCGACTTGACGAAAGATCATGCTCGACTCAGCCAATTCGGCATGGAAATAGCCTGTCTCTACGCTGCGAATATCGCATTGACACACCCCACACCCACCGCTGCTATCCAGAGCCAGCCCGAGGCGAGCAGCCGCGTCACGCCGGAAATGCGCGCAACAGTTGACGCGCTGATGCGGGAGGCTGACGGCATCGCGAAAGAGGTTGATGCGCTGACGGCTGAATTTTCCGTGCCATCCCAACCGGAGGCGAAGGGCGAAGAGCAGCGGCAAGCGGAAATCGCTATCAATGGTATCGCACGCGTAGTCGCTGCGGATAAGTCGAACCATCTTGCGATGTTGCTGGATGACGATGTTGAAGTGCTCCGGAGGTACATTGCTGCGCCCGTACCCGCTGCGCCAGCCGACAAGGGGGAGTTGGTGGACTATGAGCACTCGGCTTTTAATACATGGTTCTCTCGCAATGGCTTCAGCAAGTATCGTGACAGCATGTGGGCGGCATGGGAAGAACGCGCCCGCCAAGCTGCCGCTATTGCCGAGCCGGTGAGCGCGACTGCAACCGGGTGGACTGTTGCACATGACAATGGAGCAAAAATTCCAAGAGTAATTATCAGGCAAGTCGGTACAGGAAATTGCGCTTACTTTTATGAGATGGAAAATGAGCCGCGAGCAGCAGTAGCATACAAATATTTTAATGAATTGGTGGACTGTCAAATCGCAGACCTCCGCGCCATGTGCGCAAAGAAAGGCGGGTGATATGAGTCGCAACAAGCGCGAGGGAAAGTATTACGGATGGGTGAAGGGTCAGCATCTTCGATGGGACTATCCACATAAGGTCAGTTCATGGCTCGCCTTTCGACTTCACGCCGAACGCAAACATGCAAAATATTGCAACCAAGGAAAACCATGAATAACGAAAACATGCCGGAATTGCCGAAGTCGTTCGGTTACTTCAAGAATAAGGAAACTTGCTTTACCGTGGATGCCGTCACCTACGGCCAAGCCTGCTACAACGCTGGCCGCGATGCAGAGCGCGCAAGGCAAGCTGCTATTGCCCAGCCAAGCGGGGCGGCAATCGACTACGCATCCGATTTCGTGAAGTTCGCAATTGACGAAGCGGAGAAGCGCGGACTTGACTATGTATTGGTTCGCATCCTGCGCGCGATCATGGCTAAGCACGCAGCCGCACCCCAACCACCAGTCAGCGCATTAGAGTTCACCCGTGACTACCGACTCGGATACAGAAATGGATGGAACGATGGTAGAAATCAAGTTCTGGAAAATGCATCATCACGCACCACGAAAGAGGGTTAATTATATGGATACCAGAAACGGCATGGCTGATTTATTTGAAATAATCGCTAGAAAGCACGGCATTGAAACAATCGAAGTGAACGGTCTTAATGATGGCTCTGCATTTGTAGCAACGCTTGCCGAATTCATAGCCACGATATCGCAAAGCGACAGCGCACCGGAAGTGCAAGCCTCCCGTGCGGTGGGGAGTATCGGCGATGATGCGGAGTTTCAGAAATGCATGCATTCCATTTTTGACGCCGAAAGCCGTCTAGCCAAATTAGTTGGCACGTCTGATCAGTATGATGCCTTTGGTCAGGCGTCAGAAGCACTCGCAGAACTAATAAAATTCATTGACGCTTTGCACCCCGTTATCGTCAGCGCAGACATAAAGACGTGGCAGCAGATGTCATGGGAAGACGGCTGCGATCCTGCCATGCAGCCAGACCCAAAGCACTACACGGACAACATGCAGGAAGAAATCCAAAACCTGCGCGCAGCCATCGCCACCACGAAAGCCGCAAAATGAGCGCCGTCATCAGCGCCTGCGGACAGTACCGCTACAAGCTCACGCGCCCGGCAATCGACTTGCACACGACATGCGGCCCGGCCCTGTTCATTATGCTGAACCCGAGCACCGCCGATGCGGCACTGGACGATCCGACTATCCGGCGCTGCATCGGCTTCGCCAAGGCATGGGATTGCGCTGGCCTTGTAGTGGCCAACCTTTATGCGCTGCGCTCCACAAGCCCAGCCAATCTATGGACGCACGCCGACCCTGTTGGCGAGGACAACGACATGTGGCTGGCGGCGCTGATCCGTGAGCATGAAACTGTGGTTTGCGCATGGGGCGTGAACGCTCGGCCTGAGCGTGTCGATATCGTGCGAAAAATGTTTCACCGACTGAGCCGCCCGTTGTGCTTGGGTACCACGAAGCACGGCGCGCCGCGCCACCCACTGTATATGCGCGGTGATCAACCACTTGTCGACTGGAAGTCACAATGAAACCATCGAACGAACAAATCCTGCGCGATGCGCTGGAAGGAATTATTGCCACATCCACGTTGCGAGAAGACGTTCCGACCAGCATGCGCCGCAATGCCGTCAACGCCGCGCAAGCCGCCCTTGCCGCCACTGAGCCCGACACCGAGCAGAGCGCACCAAGCGATTCGAATTCAGCAGTGCAATTGGCGAAGCGCATGCTTGGGCAGCCAATACCAATCTGCTATCAAGGAATGAACTTCTCTGTCTATCGTAGTTCTGACGTTCATCTGGTTATTGGCAAAATTGTCGAGAGCGCGCCAACAGATGCGCGGAGCGACCTCCGTGCTTTGATTGCCGAGGCGCATCGGTCCGGTCGATTTGGCACTGATGAAAACTGCTCCATGTATGCAGAGCGAATTATTGCGGGCATGCACCCCGCCCCGAGCCAGAGCGCCGACCAGTCGCCGTATGAGCCGATTACGCTTGCCAATCTGAGAGCGGGCAAGCTGTCTGCGGCTCGGGTATATGTCGGGTACTGCGAGTTGAGCGAAGCGCTCAAAGCGGCAAATGGCGCAATCAAGCGCTACGAAGATCGGGCCCGTGCCGCTGTAACGGAGAGCGCCGAGGCGAGCAGCTTCGATCAGGAATGTATGCGGATCGGGCAGGAAGTACAGCGCGCTGCCAAAATCTTGCCGGAAGACTGGAGCATCCGAATTGAAATCGAACGCGGCTACGGTGGCGCTGAGATTTCCAACCCTGAAGGCGACAAGATCGAAGCATTCAACGCCGGCGATGGGGACGGCTTGAGCTATGCCATCACCAAGTGCATCGAGTTTGCCACCAGTAGTGCAGCGAAGGGAGATAAGGCATGAAATGGAGTGCATCAATGCAAACCGCCGAGCCAGTGGCGTGGGCATTGTTCAACGAATGCGAAAACGAAATAACAACCGATCCCGAGATTGCCGACTACTGGAAGCGGAAAGGCCGCAGCAACTTCACAGCGCTTTACGCCGCCCCGGATCGCGCACCGAGCACTGACAGTGCGGCAGAGGCGCGCCCAGAGACTGACGTTGAGCGACTGGAAAGGCAGGCGAGGTTTCGCAAGACAACCATCTGTGGCGTGCATAAGTTTGACGAATGCAATCTGGTTTTCGTGAAGTGCGGCTATGCGTGGGGAGCAGATAAAATGCCAGCACCACCGGCTATCGCTGCATTGCAGCCAGAGGGGGAGAAATGACCGCCGAAGAACTGAACCGGAAAATAGACGCCTCAATAGCTACTCTTGAGGAAGCCTTGAAGCAGAAGCGTGACAGACGCCAGGACGATCAGCCGCATGAACAGGAAAAGCGCGACGGGTTCGACCGCCGCGCAAGGCCGGCTAAGGAGTAGCTGCGTTGATGGCGTCCACCAGAGTTTGGCGGGCGCTGTCGTCCAGTTGCTTGATGGCGCTCATTTCAACTGCGCTGATGTCGCGCCCTTCGGCATGCGCCTTCTGGATGATGGCCGATATCTGGCTCGCAGCGGCCAAGCCGTTCATGGCCACTTGCAGTAAGCTGGCCAGCGTGTTGATGGCGGTAAGTGCGTTCATTTTTTGCCCCTTAAGTTGAGATATGCCTGTAGCTGCGTGAGAAGCGTTGTAGCGGCTTCCAGCTTGCCCATGGCCGTTGTGGTGTCTCCAGCACTGAAAGAGGCGCCAGCGGCGTCTAATGCGCTCCTGGCGCTATCGGTGACGGACAGGGCTTGCTTGGCTTCGGTTATATCGATGGTGCCAGCGTTGAGCGCCTGAGCCGCGCTGGTGCGAACTGCGGTCACAGTGCTGTACCCATAGGCCAGCTTCTGGTCAAACGTCTCAGCCGGCGACAGCCCGACCTGAGCGCACGCAGTGAGCATCATCAGCATGGCCAGCATTGCGTAAAAGGAACTGCGAATAGTTTTCATGATGGGTCTTTCGGTAGTTGGGGAGGTGGTGTATGTGGCATGTCGCGCAGGATCAGGCCGACGACGCCGACCACGCAACCGATATTAAACTTCAGGAAATCGGCGCGTGCTGCCGGGTCGATGTAGGCGAACAGTGCCCATACGAGATATCCGACAAGGCCAACCGCCGCTTTCGTTTTGGCGCGCGTGCTGGCCATCACACGAACCCGCGCACGATACGGCCAGCAATATGCCAGTTGTCAGTCCACGTTTCAGGCCGTGGCTTGCCTGGGCGCCAGGCTGCAACGTATTGTTTCCAGCCGTCCACCGATGCCATCGGAAGCGGTCCATGCAGCGTGTAGAGCAACAACCGGGCTGCGGTGGCGCCGAGTATATCGTCTGTCTTCATGGCCTCCCACAGAGCCGCTGGCGTGGCCTGTACGCCATGCGCTGCACAAGCTGCCTGCATACGCTTGGTGCTGGCTGGATGCAATAGCACGCCCTTGCACCCGCCACCCTGCTCGAATTGCCAGAACGAGACAGCCGGCCCAGACTCGGTGCCATCCTGGCTAACCTGTCGCCTATGCTTAATTCCCGATTCCTGCAAGGCGATTGCCAGCAGCATATGCCGTGCCTGCGGGCTGTCGAGCTTAAGATCGGACAATGCCGGGACAATTGCTGATGTTAATAATTCAAACGAATTCATGGTTAGACTTTCTGCGGTTTGTGTTACAGTTGGCGCATGAAACTTATTGATATCACCTATCATAAATATGGCCGTCTAACAGTTCTTGAAAAATTACCCCCCCGTAAGCGCGGCTTGGGTGGCTCACTATGGCGCTGTCTATGCGACTGTGGGAACATATGTGACAGAGTAGGTTCTTCCCTGAGAAAACATAAAAATTCTTCATGCGGCTGCTTCATGGTTGAGCATTTCGCTAGTGTAGGCTCTAACAAGGAATATATAAAGAAGCGTTCTGAAAAGATTGTTACGCATGGACAAAAACGTCGGGGCAATGCCACTCCAGAGTATAAAACATGGCTTCGCATTAAAAAACGATGCTATTTGGAAAGTGATAAAGATTATGCGAATTGGGGAGGTAGAGGAATCCGTGTATGTGATCGATGGATTAATGATTTTTCTGCGTTTTTTTCTGATATGGGCAAGAAGCCATCCCCTTCACATTCAATTGATAGGCTAGACCCAAATTTACATTACAGCCCAGATAATTGCAGATGGGCATCACAAACTCAACAAGCAAGTGAGAACAGACGAAATTTGATACCAATAACCATAAATGGCGAAACATTCATTTCTTTGTCAGCTGCCTGCCGTCATTTTGGGATTGGTATAACAACCTTCCACAACCGACTTAAGACAGGAATCATGCCAGATGATGCGGTTACAAAAAACAGACTAAAACCACGCCGCTAGATCATGGCTGATTCCTGCGCTCGACAATGTGCAAAATCATGTTCATTTTGTCGGCCAAGTTTTTTTCGATACTATCCATTCGGTCCTGGAACTGGCTAACGACAGCGGCAAATTTCTGTTCGTACTGGCGCTCAAGCCGTGCTGTTTCGTGTTCGTGTCGCTCATTCTGCTGGCGAAGATCAGCACGCCAACTTTCCTTTGCATCGTCCAGTGCCTTTTGAGCGTTGAGCTTCGATTCGATCAAAGCGTCTTGCGTGGCCTTTTGCTCAAGACTCGCCATGATTCGATTGTGTTTGTCCCGGATGAACCATAGAACTCCACCAACAAGCATGGCGATTATCCATGGGACCGGATTTTGTGGGTCAGGCATTGTAAAACCTCTTGGTAATTGGGTTCGACAGCAATATGCATGCTACCAATTCGGCGTGCTCAAGTAATTTTACGCCCATGTGATACGGTGAGCCAACAGGATAGCCATCAAGAAGCCACCCAAGGCCATGAAACGCTATAAGCAAGCAGGACATGCGGACCACCAGAGACGACGATTGAGCATCTATTCTGATTGCCAGCAGCAGCACCAGAATTTCTATCAGCACACACACAAGGTAAAACCCAGCGTCAGGCACTGGGAAGAAAATACCCGCGCCAACGACTAGCGTCATCACGAGCATTCTATTATCTGCTACATTCAACGCAAGCGCCGTGCATAGCAAGACAGCATATGAAGTCATTTCTTCGGCGGCTTCTTGGTAGTCGTCTTGACTGGCGGCTTTGGTGGTTCTCCATTTCCTGCTGCTTGAATTTTATGCATAATATTTCTCCTTTTTGGTAAATCGTAATTACTACAAATTGCCTTCACTAACCCATGTTCCAGGAGCGCCAGCCACGGTGCAGCGCCAGCCCTTCGGCGATCCAACTACCGGAATGGACTGAATAACCCGATCTCCAACCGCCCAAATATTGCCAGCAGCGCCTGACGCATTGCCGTATTGGCTGATAATCGTTCCGCCGTCGTTCTCGATACGCGCTGTAACCTTGTTGGTCTCATCGACGATAGAACCCGTCATCGTGCCGGTGAAGATCATTGAATATGGTGTGTAGGCGCTGGTGAAAATCGACGTTGACATGCGCGTCACAGGGCAATTGTTGAATACGGCGGCAATTCCAGAGGTTGCCACATTGTTGGCCGAAAGTGACAGGCCAGTCACGCCGGTGAAGCTGATACCCTGGTCGTTGCCGCCTGAAATTTTGTTCCCGGAATAATTTACATTGGTGAATGATCCGGTGCCGGTGGAGGTAACTTGCGTCCCATATGCAACCGTCTTGATATTGTTGTTAGATACATCGACGCCATCAACCGCCTTGTCTGAGGCAATGACAGTCAGTGCTGCATAATTTGTGTTGGCATGAATAATGCTGTTGTTAGATACCTTGGCATTGACCACGTTTATCACGCGTATTGACTCTCCCCGCACGGCGGCAACGCCAGTTGAATTAATGTTGTTGCCGATAATTAGGACGGCCACATTCGACGTGGCAGCATTGATGGCCGGACCGCGCGTGGACTTGATTCTGTTGCCGATGATGGTTACCGGAGTCAGCTCACCAGTACCATATTCACCAACAGCCACCCCGATAGCGCCAACGACTTGTGTATCGAAGTTGGTTGTATTCAGGCAGCAGTTTGAAATACGGTTGTTCGACACGATAGTGCCGCCCATGGATTGCACATAAATTCCGTGCCCACTGAGGCCCGCTAGGGCTGTCCCAAGGATGTTATCAATCCTGTTTCCATCGATAAGAGTTTGCGTATCATATGCAAAAGTTGCATAGACAGAAATGCCGTCTCCCTGCTGGTTTTTGATACGATTTTTAGAAATAGTATTTCCGGTAGGTGTTGACAGGTCATATGGAGACTGTAAAAAAATACCGTGAATAGCGCCACCATAGCACCAGTTTCCTTGAATCAAATTATCGTTGCTGTTCCTGAAAACAGTTATATCGGCGCTGTCGCCAACCGTGCCGAGTGCGCCAGTAATTTTGCATCCTGAGACCTCACAATCAGATGAGTTTTCTAACAGCACGCCGGTCCATGTCATACCGTCAATAATCAGGCGCAGGGCACGGCAATCGGTACACCCAAGATATTTTACGCCTGCGATATACGCAGCCGAGCCGACCACGGTATTTTTTATACGCAAGTCGCGCACCACTACGCCAGATTTCGCATTTGCGTAGAATCCGCTGATGTCGCCAACGCCTAGGCGAATGATACTATTCCCTCCCTCGCCATACACCTCGGTATTATCCAGCAGCGTGATGGCCGCTGTGATGAAATACTCGGTCAACGGCTTTGGAAAGAACAAAGCCTTGCCAACTGCTGCTGTCGCCGCTGCCTGAATTTTTATTGTTTCGTCAGAACCATCACCAACCACGCCGAAATCCTTAACGCTGATTCTGTCTCGAAGGCGATCTTGCATCGTTCTAAGAACAGCACCAACACCGGACTGAATAAAGCCGATAAATGACGATCCGGTAGATAGGGCTAAATCTTGCAGCCATTTGCCAATGGTTCCAGCACCATATCCAGCAGCATACAAAAAACCAAGCATCCCCGCACCGGTACTACCAGAAATATCAGCAGGAGAAACAGGAGAAATAATCCCGTCACGCGTCCAAATCGTTGTACCTGCTGCCGTCTTAAGCACGAACGTATAGGTAAGCCCTGGCGTCATGAATACCGAAGCCTCACCACGCGCATCCAGAACAACCGGGTTAGTATTCGGCGTAGTAAGGCCCGCATCGCTGTATGTTGCCTGATTCGTCGTAGAGCCAGAAATGTACGTGTAGAGCTTGTACCCTACTGCGGGCTTATGCGCGCCTGTAGTTACGTCTGGAAAGTCAGCGATGAATTTACCGCCGATGATTTGCTGTGTCATTGGTTTCCCTTGTTGTTGTCTGCTGCCCTCTTTGCTTGTGCCGCTTGTTCCAAGTAGTTTGCAAATTCCCTAGAGACTGGTATTCCTGCTCTTGCAAGTGCGTTCTGGCTGAATGCTGAAGCATCAGATGCAAATCTTGTTCCGCGTCCTGCTGCCATAGCGGCCTCACCCATCAATCTAGGGGACTGTGCCGAAAGGATAGGAACAGCAAGTGCTGGCCCTCCCATTGCATATCCACCCATCCCAAGACCACCAGCAACAGCGCCGCCCATACCTCTAGGAGTCCACGACGAAAGTGCTTGCCCTGCCAATGCTGGCATCAATTCGCGTCCTCCTTGTTGCTCAAGCTGGCGCGCAAGATCAAGCCGATTTCCATAGTTCGTGTTGACATTGTTCCTTGTTATAGACTGCAATTTCCGCATAGCCGTATCAACAGATGCTTTGTTACCAAGCGATAAGGCTCGCTCAATTTCGCGTATTTGTTCTGACGCCTCTGTGTAACCCTTCATCGTGTCGGCGTATGCTGGTGCTTGCTTCACGATTTCAGATTTAACAGCGTTGTACAACTGTGTACCTACACGAGTTGCAACTTTTTCTTCATAAGGTATGCTGTCAACGATACCGCCAATTTTCTGCTTCAGTGCATCAAGCCCTTCAGGCGTATGATATTTTGCAGGATCAAGCGATTTCCAATTTTCAATTTCATCAGCGATGGCTCTTTGTACTGCTGCCCCTTTTTCGTTCTTTACTTGGTCGCCAAAATGTACATCTTGCTTTGCATTCTTGAGCGCGTCATCAATCCCATTGAAATTCAAAATAGTATTGTCTGTCGAAACCTGAGCCATACCATTACGATAAGCTTCTGATTTTGCACGCGCCATTTCTTGCAAATTAGCTTTTGCCGCCTCAAGTACATCAACCATTGGGACATTGCCACGCATATTATCAGCCAATGATTGCATTGACGAGCCGCCCTCTTTGCCTGATTTAAACGCCTGCTTGATGCTTTCAGCACCAGTACGCGTCCCCATGTTTCCGACTGCTGTAGCAAGCGCATTACCAATAATCGGCGCTGCTTTAGAGCCAACAGCAATTACAGGAGTAAATGGATTGGTCATCTTCGCCGCGGTAGCCAATGGCCCTGCTGCGCTAGCAACTCCAACCTTACCAGCCAATGTAGATCCACCGCTCAATACTGCTGAAGCATCAGACAGAACGCCGACAGGATCAGTAGCAAGCGCCTTCTTGAACCCATTTCCCGAACCGTAGCGATCTTTGAAAAACCCGCCAATGGCGTCAGCTTTCCCTCGATAGCCCTCTTTTAGCTGATCAATTTGCGGGCCAAATTTTGCCCTATCCTGCTCATCAAGCCAAGTTTTAGCACTATCAGGAAGTACAGCACGCGCCGCATTGTCCAGCCCACCAACAGCCGATTGTGCGATATTGCTTACTGTATTAATTGGGTGTCGAACCGCTTGGTAAATACCGCCAACAAAATTCCCAGCCGACGAGGGAATATTTTTTATCGCCTCAAGCGGAACATCAGACCATTCACGCGGTTTAGCGCCTTCTGCCTTTTTAACAATAGGATCAGCATCCCACGGATTACTAGCAGTAGGAGCAGAAGCACTAACAATAGGGTCATTGTCCCATGGATTCGGCATTATGGCTTTCTCCGCGTATGCCCATCAGGAGTGATGTACTCAGCACCTGATGGGACTTTCGCATAGTCAGCCGAATTAGAAACTTTGGCTGTCCCGCCTGCTGCGGCTTTAGGCGTAAGTGATGATCGGCTTTTTTCTGGAACCTCAACAAGCACGCCACTAATAGCAAGTTCACGATTCCTTGCCTTTTGTGATTTGACTTTCTCGCTATCACCAACTTGCGGGAAATACTGCTTGTCAGCTGTATCAAATTCGCCAGGGGAAATAGAGGCGCCAGATTCACGCCGAAGAACAGCTGTCATAAAGTCGCGCTTTGCTTGATCAAGACTCTGCTGGTCCTCGCCTGAAAACGCGTTAATCAGACCGCCAATAACAGGCGAACGCGATCCGGGAACAGAACTTGATGTCCCAGTTGATGCCAAATCATTCAATACCTTATTCGCCTCTTGCATGCGAGTACCAAACAGCAGTGCTTTGCTTTGGCTGTCGTTTAATGGCTTCGTAATGCCAGCCAATGGTTGACCATCTTGCCCCAAAACCGATTTACCAACGCCGCTACGAGGATCAACAAGAATCGGGCCGGTATCGCTTTGGACAATTTGCCCCTTTGGTTGAGATTTATCATAATTCAACCGTGCAGCAGCCGTCTCAGCCGTAACATTCTGACCGCGAATCTGCACATCACGATTAGATTTATCGTTGGTCTGCTTGTATTCAAACTCGTGTTGTGCAAGTTCTTCTGAGACTTTTCCATGTCGTTGCTTTGCTTGCTCTAACAACGGTGTTGCCTGTATTCTGGCACGCTCTATTTCTGCTGGATCGTAGACGTATGGAACACTTGGATCAATCGGCTTACCAGTCAAATCTGCAATTTTCAATCTTGCGGCATCTGCGGAAGCCTGATCTTTTACGCCGGACATGATTTGTGCAATGACGCTCATTTTCTGAAGGCCATTTTCTAAGGCGGTTTTTTCCTGCTCAAGCTTCATTTTCTGAGCGTCAGCAGTAGCTTTTCCATATGCTTCGCCTTCTTTCAATGCGCCAGCACCATACAATGCCTTTTGGTTTGCAGTTCTATCTTCACCAAACCTGCTTACAGCAGAGCGCAAACGGTTTTCGCTTTCAACACCACGAGTATATTCATCAGCCTTTTGCTGCTGCATAGCAAGAGCTAGTTTATTTTGCTCACCTTGCATGCGCTCGTTATCGTAGTCCTGCACTGACTTCACTGGTTGCGCAAAGTGTGCGTAAATGCTGCTGTCAATCCCAGGCATTAGTTACTCCCGTTTGGCATGTATGCGTAACCATCATAATATGATCCTGAAGGATCGCCACTAGTAGCCCCAGTACGCGGAGGTGGTGAGCTATAATAATTCTTCAAAGCACTACCACCTTGGTTTAGAGCATTTTGCAACGAATTACCTTGAGAAAGGTATGACGATGCACGCGCATTTGCTGCACCCATCATATTATTTCCTGCTGTTGATGCATAGTTATTCATGATACCAGCATTGTTCTGCGCCATCTGTGCGCCGAACTGACCAATCTGCGCATTTGCTTGCTGTCCTGATCCAGCAATACCAGACAAACGATTAAACGTGTTTGTTTGATCGTTGTTATAACGGTTGTATGCATCGCCGTATTTGGTACTTGCATAGTCGTTGTTGTAACGGCTAGCTGCTTTGAGTTGTGCGCCGCTATAGTGCCCGCCATGAGCAGCAGAGCTATTATCTAGCCCACGCTGCCCTTGCTGAAGCCCAAACTGATAGCCAGGCTCATTCGCCAGTTGAGCGCCAGTAAACCGCTGCATAAGCGATCCATAGTCGTCTAGACCAGAATTAGCGCCAAGCCCCATCAGCCCTTGTAATCGATTACCTGCAAGGTTGCCGCGCTCCATTGTAGGAGCCATATCGGAACGGCTTAAATCATATTGACGCCTGTTTTCCAAAACTGAGGCATCAGCCGAATCTTTAGCTAACTGGCTTGCATCACGTGCCGCATTAGCTTGCGTTTTTGCTGCGCTCTTTGATGCCTGGCTGCTTACAACAGCACCAACTACAATCGCTCCTGCTACCCAACCAGACATGGCAAGTCTCCTTTAATCTCTATCCCACAATTGACACGCACTGATGTGCGGTAATCGATGGTAATTTCTTCGTTTTCCTGAATGTCTCGCAAAGCTACAGCCCAAATATCACCATTCGGCTGCTTATGGC